ATCATATGCATACCACTGCTATTTATCTATGCATACACAGCTTTGGTAGCCTTCACATGAGTTTAGTTTTAACAGTAGATGATTTAGCAACTGTTCGTAAATGGCACTTGTTCAATCAAACAGCCAATGAAGCATTTCTAAAACTTGAATCTGAAAAAGAAAGTCCTTGCCTCAAAAAGGTACAGCACTTCAAAGGCAGGATCAGGCAACATAGAAGGGAAATTGAAGAAGTAGACTTCCACATGGATAAAAGAGCAAAATGGGATGATGAGGTACGCAGTAAAAGACTAAAGGCTTAACTGTTTAAAAGCATCAGCTAAGTCATCCAGACTTATCCTAAACAATTCCGCAGAGGCTTTTACGTTTCTGCGGTTTTTTTCTGCCCATTCCTTGGCACTCAAATTAAAACAAACTACATCCTGACAAATACTAAATGAGTTCTTACCCATCAATGAACGTAGCTTATTGTAGTCACTAAATGCACCTGCATCTAGATTTAAGCCTTTATCAGCACCCTTATGAATAGGTTCCTTACTAAACGTCATTGTAACCTTTTGATGCCTTCCTGCTCTTCTAAAAAGGCCAAGTAGTTTTTGTGCAGTCAAGTGTTGTGAATAATCGATAATCCCTTTCTTGTAATAGGTATCAATCCATAGCTGATTGGTGACGTACATTCTACGTTCACCTGCCTTTTGTGTCTGTTTTTCTTCAACATCAAACTTTTCCAGAAACTCAGGTGTTGGTAAAACTCGTTCAGTCTTTGGTGTTTGTTGTTTCTTCTTTTTCATTTAACTCCAAAATACTCCAGTATTTGATCTGCTGTAGCTTTCTTCTTCGTATGACTAAATAAAATTATGCCTTCCCTAAAAGCCTTTTCATATTCCTTCCTTATCTCCTGGTAATCTAAACCACCCCATCCTGCTACTCCATGAGTTGCCTTGTATATCCTCTGAAAGTTACTTTCCATCAATGCTAATGCTTGATCACTTAACTCCCTCGGCTTTTTAACTTCCTTAAATTTCTCGGCTATGTTTCGTGCTGTAGCATTTAAATATTCAACAAGATTATGTTTGGCATCCTTTTGACAATGCAGAAAAACCTTTTGTAGTTCATCACAGGCTCTATCCCTATAATTCTTGTTAAAGTCTGATGCATCATTAATTAATTTAGCTAAAACTGTTCTATGATTTTTAACACTTGGTGCATTCTTCTGAAACCAATCCAACCCATGTTTCCACAGCCACTGATTTGATGTTAAAAATTCATCTTCACTGCCTTTAACTATTATATTAGAAGATATATTAGTTAAAGGAATTATATTATCTGATATTATATTATTATCTAATATATGTTCGGGCGACAAGGGTGTCGCATCCAAATCTGGAAGAGACACAGGTGTCGCATCCATTTTTAGTGCAGGAATGACATATTTATTAACCTTGTTTGGTGACTTAATTACTTCCAAATATCCCTGCTCAACCAGGCTCTTTATGTGCCTTTGAATTGTCTTTGTTGAAGATAAAATTTGATCTGCAATCCTGTCCTGGGATGGATAAGCATAACCCAAACTATCATTATAATGATCACAAATACGCATCAATATAGACCAATCAGTTTGATCCTTAATTTTCTGTTTCATGCACCAGGCAATCGCATTCATGCTCATTTATTTTTGCTCCTCGATCAATGTAACTAAATCATCTAAATCTACTATCGCTAATGCCTTTTTATTATCGGCCTTTATGATTAAAACTTCGTGATCATCTTTCCATTTGTAAATATTTTTAAACCCATCTGCCCTGGACTTAACCTCGGCACACCATTTTTCACCACCAATTTTATTGAAAATTAGATCTCCACGGATACTGGCTCCACCACTTAATGGAACCCTTATGCATTCCATTTTTTCATGTTTGAGTATTTGTTTCCTTAGATTATTCTCAACCCTATAACCTTTATCCCTGGAAAACTTACCCATCATATCCAATCCTTTAAATTAACTTCGCCTTTTGATAGTTTGTAAATTTGAATCATATGCTTGCCTGATGGTAAAGATTTCTTGTAAAGCCATTTATTTATTGATGATTGATTTACATTTAGAATTTTCGCTAAATCAACCTGTCTAATGCCTTCAGACACCATATATGCCCTAAGTTTCATATATTATCACCAAATGTAGTATGTTTGTTAGATCTTATATTGCTATTCATTATAGGCATATTTTATGCACTTATGCTAAATATATGTCAATTAAAAATTTATACTTAACATGATAATTTAATGTTCTTGCTTTTTACTTGTAGGCATATATTCTTATTCGTTCATCATAAGATGTATGGTGGCGTGGCTTGTACCACCATGTAAAACTAAATCTGTGGGAGCAAAAAAAATGAAACCTATAAAAAGAAAACCAAGATGTTTAAAACTTAAACATCGCAAGTTAGAACATATGTTTGGCTTGAGCAATTTAAAAGCATGGGATAATCCTCCAATAGCACCGCCTTTTAATTAAAATTTCAAAATATTTAATTTTAATTTTTAAAAGGTTTAACGATGAAATATCCAAATAATTTGTTAACTCTACGCAACATGAAAGGGTTACAGCAAGGGGAAGTTGCAAAAGCTGTTGATATGAAACAGCCAGAATATTCTAAAATGGAAAGAGGTGAAAGACGTATTGGTGACCACCTGGAGAAACTTACAAAGTTTTTTAAGGTAGATGCAAATGCTATACAATCTCAAGAACTTAAATCAAATCAGTATAAACAAAAATACACTGAAGATTTACCATTATTTGGTATGCCAATACTTAATGGTGAAGGTGTACAAATGCATAAACAGTTTGTAAGCCATACCATAAGGCCTGATTACCTGGTTGATAATTTACAATCCTATGCCTGTTTTATACATGGCAGTTTGTTATCACCAAGATATGAACATGGTGATCTGGTTTATGTAGATCCAAATAAGCAAGTTAAAGAAGGTGATTATGTTGTTATCCAAGTAAAGCAGGGTGATCACATTACAGGCATCTTTAGAAAACTATTACAAATTACTGAAAGGCAAATGAAATTTCAGACACTAAGTCCTATAAAAGAAGAAGTAATAAAAAACTCTGAAATGCTGTATGTACATACGATTGTAGGCACTCGTACTAATTTTTATTAAATAAATTATAAGAATAATTTGCCTTTTTATGCCTTGTAGTATAGTCTCTTTATTATTTAATGAGGAGACTATATGGCATTACCATTTTTTGAAAAGATGCGGATGGATAAAAAAAGCCTATCTGCAAGGAAGAAAAAACTTGGTGGCAGTGAGATAAATATCATTGCCTCTGGGATTAAAGAAAAAGTAAATAATTTATATCTAGAAAAGACTGACCAGAAAGAACCAGATGATTTAACATTGATCTGGCCTGTAATTATGGGTCATATCACTGAACTGGTTAATCTGGAATGGACTGAGCATTATCTTGAAACCACAATCAATATGAGACAACAAGTCATTGAAGGAAAAAAACATCCTTTTATGCGGTGTACTCTTGATGGTGTTATTGAGAAATACAAAAATAAAATAGCAGTCATTGATGCTAAGTTTACACTTGGCAGGCCTACAAAGGATGAGGCCTGGGGTGATGTCATACCAAGGCTAGTTAGATACTATGCACCTCAACTACACTGGAATGCTTACCTATTACAGGAATACCTGGATAAGCCAGTTGAGTATGGCCTTCTTAGCATTATAAGAGGCGGTGATAAGCCTATTTTAGAAGAAATGAAGATTGACCCTGTATATCAAGAAGAACTAATTGATCTAGGTAAATACTTCATGAATTGTGTTGAATTAGGTTTTGAGCCTAATGAACTACCTACAATGACTGACTTTGTGCCAGAGGCTGACCTTGTGCCAGTTGACATGGAAAGTGATGAGAGGTGGCGGTCTTTTGCCCTGCAAATTATTCAAACCGCAGGTGCAAATAAAATTTTTAAAGATAGTTCTGACAAAATTAAGAAGTTAGTACCACCAAATGCAAGTGAGGCCACTGGTCATGGGGTTAAGATTAAAGTGCAACGTAATGGATCAAAGAGGTTAGAAATATGCAAAGACTAGGAGATAGTACATCACCATTAATACCTAAACCAAGGCTAGATAATCAGCCACAGGACAATGTTAGTAATGAAGATGGGTCTTTATATCATGCTAAATCAAAGTGGATCAGGGATGCTAAAAGGTTCATTATCAAAGAATCAAAAAATCCATTTCATAATAGTGAATATGCAAGCCTGGCATTTGTACAAAGGGTAATTGATAATGCGGTCAATTATGACCTGATTATGCAAAACACTTTTGAGTATACAGAAAGCCAATGCATTTTTGTAACTAAGTTGGTGCATTTACCCACACAACAAATGGAAATTTCTAAAATTCCAATGTTGCTAACTAAAAATGATCCGCAGGCTTTATCATCAGCTATCACATATTATAGAAGGCTTATATGTGCAACGATGTTGGATATTGTCACTGTAGATACACATGATGAAAAAGAGTTTTCTGATTACCTATTTGATGATGATGACGATGGTAATTCAGCAATGGACAATGAAGATGAGGATGGCTCCGAAGGAACCTCATCAAAACCTGATCCCGAAGTCTCCTCAAAAACTAAGGGGTCAGGTGAAAATAAAAAACTTCCCAAATTTGAAAATGAATTTGAGAAGATAAAATGGATGGCCGATAGATGTGGAACCCTAGATACACTCAAGGCCATGTGGCAGGAGCAAAAGCCAAGCGATCCTAGGGCAATTGATTATATAAATAAAAGAAAAAAACAGATAGGAGGAAAATAAAATGGAACAAGAAAAGAAACTAATCAAATATGGTGAAGATAATTTTACTGTATCTATTAATGAAAATAACAAAAAAACTGAGGATTGGCATTGCGATTACAATTGCAAAATTGTCCTTGGTGATGGTCAAGTCCTCTGGGCAAATCTCTACAAAAAAAGTGACACCTGGTTTGCAGGTAAGATAAAGGATCCATTAAATGACAAAATCCCTTTCTAAAGCTGAAATATTTGATCAGGCAAAGGCCTTAACTACTGGAGATAGGCATAACGCATATGGTGATGCCAGTGTAAACTTTGGCAGGACTGCTGAAATGTTTAATGCTTATCTCAAAGGCCGAGACCTATCAACAGATCCAATTAAAGATTTTGAGATAGGTATATTTAATCAATTACAAAAGATCTCCAGGATTGCTCATGATCCTACAAATCAAGATTCACACATTGATAATGTAGGGTTTGGTGGTATTTCTGGTGAACTAGCATTGAAGGATTGGGGTTAATGAATATTTGTCCTAATTGCAAAACCATGCTCAAAACTACAGAATTATATGATGTATATCAGTGTCCATCTTGTAAGATGACAGTGACTACAGAGGACACAAAAAACATTTATAATTATTGTAGTGAGTGCGGTAAAAGACTAGGCAGGGTGCAACATAAAAGACGTAGGCCATCTGTTTGTTACACTTGTAGAGGCATAAAAAGAAGTAACCCAGAATTAACAGAAATATTTAAAAAATTACAAATAGAAAACAGTAAAAAAACTCGGCAGGAATTAGGTGAGGATGAAAGATTTGAGGATGATCCTAGAGCCTTAAGAGAAAATGATACTGGTAGAGTAATCAGGCAACCCACCCAAATATACAAGGGTGGGGTTGATTACGATTAATTATCTTTCCATCACTTTCTTCATCAATTGCTCGGCCTGTTTTGCATCCCTGGCCTGCTCCAAATCAACAATGGTGTAATTAGTCTCGGCAGTAGTTGAGTGCTTGCTATGCCCCATTCTAGCCTTTCTAATATGGTCTGGAACCTCGGAGATCATACTGGTGTTGTAATACTTTCTAAATCCACCAATACCATAATCAGGTACACCTGCCAGGTTACAAATCTTTTTTATGTTCTTCCTCATAGCATTTTGCTCAAATGGCTTTTTACCATAGGCATTTGGAAATACCCATAGATCTGAATATGACTTTAATTTCCATTCTCTTAATATGCTAATCAAACCTTCTGGCAGGCCAAGTGTCCTTACCCTGTAAAAGTTCTTTGTGTCCTGCATACCGCCCTTGTTATCGATAGTTCTTTGTACTGTGACAGTTCTACTATCAAAACTTATGTCATCCCATTGCAGGCCTTGTAATTCGTTTGCAGATAAACCTGTAAATGCGGAAA